TCTTCAAAAATCGACGACAGACGAATTCTAAAAATCGACGACGAAGAAGATCTGAATCAAAATCATCATCTTCTTCTCGGTCTCTCTTCAAAATCTATCTGCGTGTCATCCCCTAGCCCGGTGGGGGGTGGGGGGCACTAGGCCCCCCTGTTGTATGCCCACATGGTAGGCGGGGGTGGTGCTGCCCGGTAGTGCCGCAGGCATGGGGGGCAAACTGTTACCGGCCCCCCATAGGCCGCTATGGCGCGGGCAAGGTGTGCGGGCATGGTGCGCGGGGCTGGGGTGGTGGGGCCGCGCATTACAGCGCCCCCGTATACATGGCCCAAACGGTAAGGCCGGGGGCAGCAATGGCAGCAAGGGCAGCTAGGTAATAAAGCATGGTGTTAGCCTTGTGTTGGGGGGCCGGGGTGGCCCGTTGGGTATGGGTATATATGGCCCTACAAATGGGGCACAAATAAGGCGGATTACACCCCGATCCGTAAACTAACTGTTGCCAAACTGGGGGCTAACAATACCCACCCCCAAACGCTAGGTTACTAGCACGGGCCGCAATGGTGCAGCCCGCAACACTAGCACAAAGGGCCACATACCATGGCAAACGCAAACACCACTACCCGCAAGGCCACCACCAAGGGCAAGGCCGCCCCCGCAGCCACCACCCCAGCACAGGGGGCCACAGTAAACGGCGTGGCCCTGCCGGCCCCCACCGGCCCCCTGTATGCCGCAGCCACTACCCACCCCGCATGGGGCAAGGTGCAGCCGGGTAGCCACAGGGCTTATGCGCAGGCAACGTTTGCCGCGCTTACCAAGGCCATGCCGCAGGGCTTTGCCCTTAACCAAGCCAAGGCCGCGCTTGTGGGCAACGTGCTGCCCAGCAACCACCCCCAGCGCAACGTGCCTGCGCCTACCCATGGCTGGGGCAAGCACAATATGCCCACGTGGGCACGCGGGCAGGGCTGGCTAGTGCCCGCCAAGTAACACCTGGCACAGCAAGCGCACAAGGTGGGCCACCCCGGCCCACCCCACCCCACCAACGGGGCCAGGCCCAACAGCGCACGCAGCCGCTCTCGGTCCACCCGACTTGGAGGCCTATCAAGATCCTATTAAGATCCACGAAAGACAATCTGAGCTTGTCACCTACCCCCCGCCCCATGTATGGTTATTCTGACCAAAGGTAAATCGGCGATGTGTATTTCGAAGAGAAACGAGGACCCATTAGGATCCCCAAATAGACTGTGTAGTTCGTTCGGAGTTGCTCGCTGCGCAGCCATCTGCATGTCTTACCCAGGACACAAGAGAAGCCCTTGTCCGTTCGCCGAGCAGGTCTGGCGAGGTCACATTCCACTAGACTATCGCAAACTCGTCTGGAACCAGAAGACCTTCGCATCTCCAAGACTGCCGAACAGACCGTGGGAAAGACCAACCGGCTGGAAGTGGTCAGAGTTCATCTTAGGTCGGAGGCGTAATCTAGATGCCCTGCAGAAGACCGGCTATCTCAAGGTATCCTGCTACGAGACGCAAAGCACCGGGAGAGTATGCTACACAGATCCTATCGTTAACTCAAAGAGAAGCAGCACCAAGATCAGATACCGAGTCATCGTGAGGTTGAAGAATGGAGCAGCTTGATCTTTTTGGAGACCATGGCGCGCGTGACCCCTCTACTGGGCCGGGAAAGTGGGGAAACCATATTGAGGTCGAGAGACGCAATCGCATTCGACTATGCATCGCTGCGTATGCTTACGAGGAGGTGATGAACCCTATCATGAGTGATGGAGAGTTTGACAAGCTCGCGTCCGAAATCAGGCCGAAGGTGAGCACAGGTCACGCGAAGATCGATAAGTTCTTTCGCCAGCAGTTTAATCCTTCAACGAGCATGTGGATCTCAAAGCATCCCGAGTTAGACAGAGTAAGGAGAACCTATGAGCGATACTATCAAGAGAACACTTGAGGAGTTCTGTCAGGGCTGCTCTCACGCAGGTCCTCGCGCTGAATACTCGAGCGATCGACTGAAGCCGGTCACAGATTGTGAAGAATGTCTGGAAGGTGTTGTTGAGGCACTGCATCGCAAGAAGTTCGGGAACTGCGGGCAATGCCGGTTTCGCAAGCCTATCCGAAAAGATCACTACATGAGAGAGCGGGACTGTCAGTTCGAGTGCAAGCTCTTTCCGCCGCAACCTCCTCAGCAATCTCCCGGAAACTTCGGGACCATTCCGATATACGTTGGAGAGAACGACGGTTGTTTCCATTTTGAGGAGGGTGACTCGCCGTGGCAGTAGCCTTTAAAAAGGCGTGTGAACGAGGAGAGAAGTGGGTCCACTACTGCCCAGAATGGGACTACATGACGCTCTGGAAGGGTTGTCCTGAATTCAGCGTCTGCATCTGTGACTTTGATCCTGCCTTCTGGAGCGAAGATGGAACCTATTTTCCTGACGGACGGGCGACGCCACCTGATCTGCGTCCCGTATTCACGAGAGAACTGCTTCAAAATGGCTGCTGCACTCGACATCAGTTCGCATTGGTGGCATCGGGACCACTTCGACGTCCCTATGCGCAGAAAGTCACAAATTGAGACTTTCTGTGTAAAGGTGTCTCCGAAACAAATCGTGCTTGTCATACGGGGCAAGCTCACCTACGATGACATCGTGTCCTATGTTAAGGAAAATCCAAGCCATGTGGGTGATCGCGTTTCTCACGATCTGCGCAGAGCAGCAGGTCTGTGCTGAATTAACAGTGAATGAGCTCTATCATTCTCAAGATCAGTGCTTCGAGGCAATACGAGAGAAGTCTGATGTATTCACTCAATCCGTCGCGAACTTTACTCAGAGGGAGACACACTTCACTGTCATGGCAAGGTGTGAATATGTCGAGGCTATCTCATGACTGACAACGTGCTGCATTTTTCAGGACCACTGCTCAGGGAAGAGTCGGTAGAATTCGTTCGAAACGGACCCTTCCCCAAGGGCGTCGTCATTGGGCTTCATGAAGACGGTGGTGGCCACATTCGTCTCAGCGTCTTTGGAGATCCCTCAGATCGTGATCTGTTGTGGATGGCGAAACAACTTGAGCTTTTCGCTCTAGATCCTGATGCAGAAGCAGAAGAGATATCTATAGATGAACCAGATCCAGAAATTTCCTGATAACGTCATATGGAGGCCGATGCCGGGTAGCCAAGAAGCGTTCTTGGCTTCCACACCTATTTTCGAAGTGCTCTTTGAGGGCACCCGAGGCGGTGGTAAGACTGACTGTCTGCTCATGTCGTTCTGTATGCACGTCGGTAAGAATTATGGAGCCGCTTGGAAAGGGGTTCTGTTCCGACAGACTTACAAGCAGTTGACAGATGTCATCTCGAAGACACAGAAGTGGATCCCTCAGATCTGGCCGGACGCCAAGTTCAACCATTCTGAGCACGTCTGGACGTGGCCAACGGGAGAGAAACTTCTTCTTCGTCAATTCAAGAAGCCTGATGATTACTGGAACTACCATGGACACGAATATCCATGGATCGGCTGGGAAGAACTATGCAACTGGCCCAACGACGAGGGCTTCAAGAGAATGTTCTCATGCTGTCGTTCGTCTCAGCGTGGTATGCCTAGAATGGTTCGCTCTACAACGAACCCCTATGGACCCGGTCACAACTGGGTGAAGCACAGGTTCAAGCCACACACTCACAATATGATAGTCCAGAAGGGCTTGAAGGACGAAGACGGCAACGATGAACCGCCGCGCTTGAGCATCCACAGCCATATTGACGAGAACAAGGCACTTCTAGAGGCTGATCCGGACTATAAGCAGAAGATCGCTGCATCAGCTCGGAACGCAGCGGAGAAGAAGGCGTGGCTGGAAGGCTCTTGGGACATCGTCGCTGGCGGCATGTTCGACGATGTGTGGGATCCACAATGGAACGTTCTGCCTCAGATCGTCGTCCCAGACTCTTGGAAGATCATTCGAGGCTTCGACTGGGGTTCCTCGAAGCCATTTTCAGTCGGCTGGTGGGCTATCGCCAACGGTGAAGACTACGTGGACATCAATGGTCGCGTCAGAAGTAGTATCAGAGGTGATCTCATTCGTATCAAGGAGTGGTATGGCTGCACCGGCAAGCCCAACGAGGGTCTCGGCATCCTCGCAACAGAGATTGCTGCTGGCATAGTTGAGCGAGAACTCAGGTGGGGTTGGAGAGAACAGGGGACTGATTGGTGCCGCGTGAAGCCAGGAGTGGCTGATAGTCAGATTTTTTCGGCCGAAAACGGGAATTGTATCGCAACAGACATGAAAGTCAAGGTTCGATTGGACGATGGACACAAATATCCCGGAATTACGTGGCTCGAAGCTGATAAAAGGCCCTATTCTCGCTCAACAGGGTGGGAACAGATGCGTCAGATGATGAAAGATGGTCATCCGGGGGTCATGAAGGACGAAAATGGTGAAATTATCCGATATTTGCCGCGTGAGAAGCGTGGATTGTTCGTCACAAGTGAATGCACGGCCTTCATCAACACAGTTCCGGTCCTTCCGAGAGACGAAAAAGACATGGATGACATAGATACCGATGCTGAGGACCACGTAGGCGATGAAAGTCGCTATGTTGTCCGCCATGTCGGCATTCCTGGGTCTTCTGGTGCTGCAACTGGAATGTGGTGATCGTTCGTGTGAAAAACCGCTTGGCAGGCATTGATGTCTGCTGTATCGTCCGGTGCTATGCCGAATTCACTCTCAAATAAGCATCCTCAGTATGGCGATAAGCAAGCCGATTGGGGACTCATGCGTGACTCTTACAAGGGAGAGCGCGCTGTCAAGCAGAAGAGAGATCTATACCTTCCGGCTACGTCTGGTCATATCCAAGATGGTTTCGGCAACGGTTCCGAAACTGTCGGAACGAAGGCTTACAACGCATATATGACGAGAGCTCGTTTCCCGAACTTTGTCAGGGAAGCAGTTCAGATGGCGATTGGCATGATGCACAGTCAGCCACCGAAAATTCAGTTGCCAGAGGCGATGAGCGGCATCAGATCTTCAAAGGGAGAAACCCTTGAAGATTTGCTTCGTCGCATCAATACGGAACAACTCGTTACTGGTCGAGTCGGTCTTATGGCTGATCTTCCGACAAATCCACGGCAGGGTGAAGACCTACCCTATCTCACAACCTATATCGCTGAGCGTATCATCAATTGGGACGATGGTTCTGTTGAGGGACTTGTTCCTCAGGAGCTCAATCTCGTGGTGCTTAACGAGAGCGAGAACGAGAGAACAGACATATTCAACTGGGAGCTGAAAGAGAAGTATCGCATCCTGATCATTGGTGTTCCAGATGAGAACAACCCAGAGGGACTCTACCAGCAGGGTGTCTTTGAAGAGAGAGATTACTCGGTAAGCGGCCTCATTACCCCGTCTTGGAGAGGTCGGAACCTCAAAAAGATGCCCTTCGTCATCATCAACTCTGCTGACCTTACAAACGACGTTGATGAGCCTCCTCTGCTCGACCTTGGTAATATGTGCATGACCATTTATCGTGGTGATGCAGATTATCGCCAGAATTTGTTCATGCAAGGTCAGGACACTTTCGTTACGATTGGTGGTGGCTTCGATGAAACAGATGCAGTTCGAGTTGGTGGTGGAAGTCGCATCGATGTTCCTCAAGGAGGAGACGCCAAATACGTCGGTGTCAACTCTCAAGGACTCGCGGAACAGCGTCAGGCACTCGAGAACCTTGAGAGACGCGCAGGTTCCATGGGAGCACAGACTCTCGACACGA